AATGATGTGATGACACAGTGCCATTGCTGGTCAGGAGGAGTACGCACCCATCGGTTGACCGGCGGCATAAGTGTAGGTTTTACCCTTACACTCAAACCCCAGCTTTACCAAGAGGTCTACTCAACATTGAGCTTTCTCAGCACCAATAAGATAGCAAAGAACCTTCTTTTGAAAGGTTATAGGCAATCTATCGGTAGCACAAGTAAGATCAATGCTGTAGTAGATAGGTTTATCTCGTAATAGAGTTAGGAACTTATTTTGATCAAAGGTACAATCCGAATGCAGCCTCCGCAAAATCTCATTAAGAGAATTGTGGAGAGGCCGTAAAGCGGTTTGTGTCCAGTAATCAAGTAAGCCAATAACTCTAGTCTTACCTTCTTTATCAGAAAAGTAGGACAGTCTTCTCAGCAAGTTAGATCGTAATGGGTAAACTTTAACCCACATCTGTGAAGCGGATTCCGGAAGTATGTCAAAGCTCGAAATTAGATCATCCAATCGAGAGGCCAGCTTGTTACCGGCTACCACATTTAAACTGTGGATTAGCCATTTTGGTAACAAGGTCGCTTCGGAAGATGACATAATTAGAGCCTGACCTACCGGACCATTCTTCACAGTCATGTGAAAAGAGGTTCACTCAGTACTTATAGGACCGATACCGAGAATTCGTAGTGCACACTTGATTTCAGAGTCAGTTAGATTCTGAGACCGGGTTGCGTTCACGATTGTACTGGTATCCAAGACGGGAGGCAACTTTAATGATCGAAGACACATTAGCAATGTGAATAAGACTTTCAAGTGCTCTGGTCGAGTTGTAAACTGTTTAAATTGTGATAGCCAAGAAGGCCATCCCGATGAATCCAGTTTTACAAGATCCATAGAAGAAAGAGGTGACCCGGACAAGAAACGCATAACTGCGAGTCTAGAATCCTTCACGTATTTGATTACGAAAGGGATTCCCCGGTCACCAGCGATCTTCTCTAATTTCTTGAAGAAAAGAGATACCTGGCTTTTCATTTCACCAAGAGCTACAGGCAGATAATGAGTTAAGATTAGCAGGGTTAACTCCCTGTTGTGTCGTAACAATTTATCTGTATTAGTAGCTTTTATTGAATATAAAAGGTACAGGACCAAGACCAATATCTCTCTGTAAACTCGGGGTGCTAGCCCTGTAAACAGATGCGGTTACGACTCCGCGGAGACTATTGGTCCGGATCCTACACATTCCTTACGGGAATGAGTCGGAAACCCACCA